CTCTTTATGATAGCTGCGCTCTCAGAAGTTGGGTTTTGTTGGTACTGAGCCTGCCACTTACTATTAGGAAGCTCAGACCTGAGGGCAGAGAGCTCTTCATAGTTCCAAAACTCTGGCCACAGAGGTTTATCCGAGGGAAGAATCGCGGGGAACTCAATGACCTCCCACTCATCTCCACCCCTCTGTATTGAGTCTTTCACTACTCTTCCCGTCAGGTCTTTTTTTGCCCAGCGGGTCATCACGATAACAATCGCCCCTCCCGGTTGAAGACGCTGCCGTGGTCCAGAGGTGTACCACTCATAGACAGAATCAAAGATCGTGGGATCTGATTCCGCTAGTTTTGCCTCCTGCTCCGAATGAGGATCGTCAATGATGAGTAGATCCGCACCCTTACCCGTCACGGTTCCACCTACACCGATAGCAAAGTACTCCCCGTTCTCATTGGTGGACCACCTCCCGGCTGCCTTAGAGTCGTGCCTTAACGCAACATTTGGAAAGACCTTTGAGTAGAGCTCCCCATCCACAAGGTTACGAACCTTCCGTCCAAACCCCACGGCGAGTTCTGCCGTATTCGATGACTGGATGATTTTTTTATTTGGGAACTTCCCCAAAAACCACGCCGGCAAAAGATAGGAAGCAAACTCACTCTTAGTGTGACGCGGCGGCATATTAATAATGAGCCTCTTCAATTTCCCAGAAGCCACTCTCTCAAAAGCCTCCGCCATGATCTCATGGTGTCTCCCTCCAATGAAGTTTGGCCACATCATCTTAACGAACTCCATAAACTTTTTCTGCCCCTTCTCCCTGCTTACAGCCCTCTCATACTCCTGAGCAATCTCCGTCAAAGCAGACCTCTGCCCTTCCGGCAGACTCTCCAAAACCTTCCCCAACTGCTCATCACTCATCATCCCCAAAAGCCGGGCGAGCTCATCATCTTCCTTCATACGATATCCCTAACCCGCAAATACGCCGGCCGGATCGTCCTCGCCCGCCGAGGAATCCCCTTACATATCCCCAAATCCATCAACGCTTTCATCTTCCTAGCCACGTTCCCCCTCCCCTTGTCCCCAGTCACCAACATCACCTCATCAATCGTCGGGCCAAAACCATACTTCTTCCACCACTCATCTATCACCAAATAAATCTCCCTCTGCGCCGGCGTCATCTCTTTCCCCTTTTTCACAAAAAATACCCCCCACCCGCTCTCAATTTAAAAAACCTACCGGGGGCCTTCCGTCGATAGCCGTTTCCTATAACGCCCCAATTTTTCACACCCCACCCCCCCTCACTTATTTTCTGATGATTGTTATGTTTTTAAGGGTAACACCGGTTACCCTTAAACTTATAACGATTTTTCTGTTACTCCATCCTGGACTGAAGCAGGGTCATGGCTGGGGAGGGACGTAAATTCATGTGATCCGATGCGTGGATTACTAAGCAAGGGGTGGGCGCTGCGCTCGGCCAGTTCAGGGGGGTGCGCCCCCGTGGGGTCGTCGCCTTGGCTATCGTCAACCGCACCCGGGCCCGCGCTGCCGGGCTCATCGGCAGCTGCGCTATGGGTTGCACTGCCGGGTTCGCCCTCGCATTGGTCTGAGCTGCCGGGTTCTGGCATTGCATCAGCTGACATAGTGACCGGCTCGAGGACGGGCCGAGCCTGGGCGTCAATCACATTGCCGGCAATAGCTGAGCGCAGGATATCGAGCAAAGCTGACCGGCTGTTGCTCGAGTCGTCCGTCCGGATGATTTCGCGCCGCTCAGTGAAGGCCGCAATCTCTGTTACCTTACCGAGTAGCTCGAGGGCGCGCAGGCGCTGCGCCGGCTTAACGTCATCATCTATAGCGTGCGCGGTCAGCCGCTCGATCACTAAAGTGCGAAGGGCTGCAGGGGTTGCATATTTCCTCGCCTCTGCCGCTAGTCTGAGCGCGTCTATTTGTCGGGCCACGATTGGGTTAGCTGCAAGCTTTGCTCCCTCATGGCTCTGATGTATTGGTTTAGCCTGGGTGTTGTATGCGTCCCTGTAGGCTTGGGCCTTACTCTTACCTAGTGCTATCCCTTCGGCAAATGCTCTCTGTTTCGGGGTGAGCTTTGTTTCTTTAGCTCCAGCTGCGCCTAGTAGGACGGTCTCTATTGGGACTGACTGTAAGCCTTCGGCCACTTGTTTCCTGGTTAGCTTTTTCATCGGGTATGTAATGAGAACATCTATCGGTGCGAATCATGCCATAGCCATTACTGTTGATCAAGAGAAACTATCGCCCTTCGGGCTGCTATAAAAACAAATCATGGCCCTGACTACTTGACAGTCAATAGCCCGCTCATAGAATCAAGGCCTTGACAGTCAACCACCAACGAAAGGCAAACCATGCAGCTCTACTACATCCAAGATCCCGGCCACGGCTGGATCAGCTCTGACCTAGACACGCTCGAGCGGCTCGGCATTGCCGGCAAGATATCGCACTACTCTTACCGCGAGCGCGCCCCTTCCCGCCGGGTTTGGCTCGAAGAAGATTGTGATGCCGGCATCCTAGTCGACGCTCTGCGCGCAGCCGGTGAACCCTTCACTATCCGCGAGCAACACCTAAACGCGGACGCATGGATCCGCAATCTCCCCTCTTTTTAACCCTGGAGCAACTCAAAATGTCTATCTATCAAGAACACGGATTCGAGAACCGCCGCGCTTATCTCGAGGATTTAGCCGACACAACCGGCGTTGACTTTCGCACTGTCGAAATCCTGGCCGATTTGCTTGGCCCTGATGAGGATTTTGACGGGCTGGTTACGTCCCTCGAGGACTATGCTTTTGAGCGGGGGCTGTAATGATCGGCATCGAAACCCGGTTTATCCCGGCCACCAACACCAAAGGCCGGCGCATCTGCGCCTTCACTTGCAACGGCCACCGGCTAATCGTCCCTTTTGACGATAGCGGCAGCGACCTAGAAGCCCACTTCGCGGCCGCCCAGGCGCTGATTAAGGCGCAGTTTTCCGACCCGCTGCCCCATGAAACCATGACCTACGGCGGCACGGAAAAGGGCTATTTTTTCTGTTGGACTCAGTCAACCATTGGAGCCAAAGCATGAGAGTGCATCTTACGCTGAAATCCAGCAACGAAAAAACCGGGCCTATCCCGGTCAGCACCACCGAGCGCGACAGCTGCCCGGACGATTGCGCCATGCGCGCCGAATGCTACGCCGACGCCGGGCCGCTCGCCCTTCATTGGGATGCGGTATCCGATGGCCGGCGCGGCATGGCATGGGAGCCATTTTGCGACACTGTCGCCGCCCTGCCTGATGAGCAATTGTGGAGACACAACCAAGCCGGCGACTTACCGCGCAAGGGCGCGAGCGTTGATCCAGTGAAGCTTGGGCAGCTGGTAGCCGCGAACAAGGGCCGGCGAGGGTTTACTTATTCGCACCACCGGGACGCCGAATCGCTCAAGTGGATACGCCACGCGAACCAATGGGGCTTTACTGTCAATCTATCGGCCAATGACCTATCGGACGCCGACCGGCTCGCAGATACCGGAGCCGGGCCGGTTGTGGTGGTGCTGCCTTCGCACCAGATGACGGCAACACAAACCCCAGCTGGCCGGCCGGTGACTGTCTGCCCTGCCGCTCGCATGGAATATATGACTTGTGCGGTCTGCCAGCTGTGCCAGAAGGCCGACAGGGCTGCAATCGTTGGGTTTCCCGCTCACGGGGCGCGCAAGCGCGTGATCAATTTAAGATTTGAGAGGGCAGCATGAAAACCATTACCGCACGTTACCCCGGACGCTGCGCCAGGACAGGCGCGCCCATCAATCCGGGCGATTCGATCATATGGCACGGCAAGGGCAAGGCCGAGCTTGCGCCGCTCAGCATAGACCATGACCTAGAACTTGCGCGGTCTGTTGACCCGGAGCTTGCCGCCACCGACCCGGAAGGGGCAAGCGCCGCCGGCCGGTATCTGGCGCGGTCTATGCGCCGAGGGGTTTCGGACACATGGAGCGCCGGCGGCCGTGAGTACTACCGCAACAGGGCTGGCCGGTGCGAG